CCATTTCTTCATTCATCAGTTCAATATCTTCTTCACTCTGCATTAACACATTCTTTTTAATCCACAACGATGAATAATATTTACCTACAAATTGATCTATAATTTGTAAATTAGCTAATCTATTTTGTAGAAGTTCAGCATCTTTTAGTTCTGAAAAATGATTATCTTCACAATATCTATATCGCATTAGAGGTGATAAATCACCCCATTCGTCTTCTCTAATAATACCTTTGCTTATTAGTTGAATTCTTAGGATAGAATCAAATAGTTCTGAAAATTTAACTCTTAATCTATTTATAAATTTGCTAAATTTGATTTCATCTCTAGTAATTTCTGAGGATCTTCCTAATGAAAAAGACATATCAGATTTCAATCTTGACATAGGAACATTCAGAGCCTGAAACAATTTATTTTGGAAATATTCCACATCGGAAATTTCACTTAAATTCGCAGCACCCGGTAGTGTATCAATTTCAGTAGATTTTCCCCCTTCTCTTCTTGGGATCCAAAGATCTTCCATGATAGAAAGATTCTTTTTATCATTTCGTACTGCGCCAGTTGTAGAATCATAAACCAATTTATTTCTAAATTTATTCATAATATCTTGAACATATTGTTCGGCTTTTACTTTAGGTAAATTACCAACATCAATATAAAATATTCTACGTTCTGGTGCTCTAGATACCCTATAGATTACAAGAGAATCTTCAATCATTTTTAATTGATTGGTGGGTTTGATAGCTTTTTGTAGGTAGCTTAATACCATACCTGTATTTCTATCTAATACGCCAGAAGTGCAATATGCAACGGAATCTAAACTCAGTTTAACACCGTGAGAAGAAGTCACAGAAAGACCTGCATCATTGTATAAATAATATTCCTCGTCTACAGCAGTAAGATCTACACCTGTAGATGATTTAGATTTCTTTAAAATTTTGACCTTTCGTATTTTCTGAGGATCTATATACCTCAACTCAGAAATACCTTGTTTTGTATTAGATTCATCTACTAGAATATTGTAGAAGAGTCTGCCATCAACATACCAAGTTCTGAATATGTCATGACCTCTTGTATTGAATTTGAGTAATTTTAATACCGTATCAAATTCATCTGTAAATTTAGCTTTAATAGCATTAGATAATTTTGTATTATCAAGAATTAATTCTACGGGTCTTTTGATAGTATCATAGACTATAGCTTCATTGACAATATCTTCAATAGCTGAATCGCAATCTGGATATGCACTAGTTTCTCTACATCTAGAAATCAGTTCATTATCGTTGGAAATGCTACCATCAAGATCAATTGATAATCCATAATAGTTTGCAACATTAACAAGAGAGGAGCCATCATCATATAGAGGTGGCACAACTGATGCCACCTCTGATGATTTCACTTTCTTTTTGGTTAAATTTAAGCCAAAAATTTCCATTATATATTATTCCTTATATTATAGTGTGTCTTCTGGAGCAGAATCCTCTGTAACCCAATAATCATAAGAAAATGTTACAGGGAACGATTCAATTTCACCACCAGCATTATAACTTAATGCAATATCTCCAATATTGGTTGGAAATGCATTTACAAATGTATAAGTTTTTATTTGTTCTCCATTTCTATTTAATTGATCAACAAATAACTCAGATACATAATCTTTGGGGGCCATAACACCACTAGTGTTTTGTGCATTTAACATGCGCTCAGACCAATATTCAAAGGCATCTCTAATATCAAAATCAGTATCATTATATACATTGATAGACCAATCTCCAAATACTCGTTCTCCTGCAACATGAACAGATCTGCCTTGAAACATAACTGGAATTTCTGTTATTGAGGACGCTGGCAAAGATGCACTATTACATAAAAAAGTTAATTTTCTATTTATTTTTGATTCGGCCCATTTTATAGGTATTGATACTAGAAAATGGTTGGCTCTTGCACCACCACCAGCAAGGTTGGATTTAAATTGTGAAATAGATGTCATATATTACCCCTTATACTCCGCCGACAGTGCTAAAACTAACACCTTGTGCTGTTGCTATGAAATTCAATTGAATAAAATTGATACTATAATTTGGTTGAATATAGATATCTGCAATAAAATTATTAGTAGAAACCACTTCTGGTGTATTATTTGTACTATCACAAATTACTTGATAATCACTAATACCTCGTCTGCCTTTAATATTTCTCAAGAATGGGATAATCATATTTTTAAATTGTGCTTGTGTAAAAGAATCATTAAAGTCAAATAACTGATATTGAGCAGCAATAGAAATTGATTTTTCAAGAATAATAAACAATCTTCTTACACCAATTCTATCAAAAGCGCTGGGTTTAGATAATAATGTTTTATCTCCATATAAAACTACACCTTGACCAGGGAATGATACAACTGGGTTAATGCCTTTACTATACAAAGCATCACGATCAGCTTTATTAGGATTATATGCCAATTTCACTACATTTTTAATTTGACCACGATTAAATCCACCTGGAGAAAACCAAGGATCATTAGTCACATCAGTTCTAGCACACAATCCAGCAATATCACCATTTAATGGAACCCAACGATATTTATCAGAATAGCGGTCATATTGATATTTATAGCCAGTATCAATAACTGCAAATGATGTTGAAGGTAGTCCATTTCTGTATGCGATAATAGAAGTGGCGACTTCAGAAGTATTGCCCATTAAAATATCACCAGTAGTTACGTCTTCGGGTGATATGAATACAATGACATCTTCTCTGACTGTGGCAACATTATCAATTATAAATGTTGCTACACTCGAAGATGCTTTACCTGCAGCAATATAAGCAATTTGATAATCTACGTCATTAACAAATAAACTATATGCATCCATGAGATCGCCATCATCTACTACAAAATCATCAACGCCACCAGCCAGATTAAGGGATATTGCTGAAGTAAGTGTAGAATATACAGTAGTACTATTGAGATCAGTGTCCCAATCACTAGCCAATTTTGTCATAGCCCAAACATATTTAGATTGGGTATTTAAAACTTCTTTATAATAATTATTGGTACCTGCAGAATTTTTAGAATTAGAAGCTTTAGATAGAAATGAGTATTTTTCAAGTATCGCACCAGGAACGCCAGTCCATTCACCGATTGAGTCTATGATTAATACATGGATTTCATCTTTGGCGGCAAGGGCACCTTTACTGATTGCCCAATCGGTAGTGCTAGGAGATGCTTGAAATTGACTAGCGTATTTCCAATCAATATTGCCTTTTGCTGCAGTCAATTTGATAGTAGACGCTTTAGTAAATGTAGCAGCAGTATTGGATTCAATAGATAGAATAGTACCAACTACTATACCTAATGTATTTTTAAGAGTAGCACCAACATATAATTCGGTTAAAAATTGAGTACCTGAGCCAGAAAGTGTAGATGTAGCTAATACTGGTGGTGTTGCTGCACTATCTGCAATAATAGTTGTCAAATTTCCAGTTAGCACTGTACCAGTAAAAGTATTCACATCGGCAACATGTACACCAATTGAATTTCCCAAAATGCCAGGATATTTTGCAGCAAAAATTTGTGGGTTAATAGTATTTTCAAAATCTACTTGATAATGTGTGAGATTTTTAACTTTAACTGCTGGACCAAAAGCAACAGCATTTCTCTGTCCAACAGTATCAACACGAACATTCAGCAAATTGGCTGAATATGCTAGGTAATTTGCAGCGGTAAAGAAGGATTGCGCAGTAAGATCATTTGGTTTCCCAAATCTTGCCACGAGTTCATTTTCGGATGTGATAGTAACAGGTGAAGAGACAGGACCCCAACGATATGCGCCAGCAACAGCGCAAGCACTAGAAGCAACGGCGGGGACAACATTGGTAAAATCTCTTTCTGTAACTACCACACCTGGTGATAATTGAATTGCCATATAAATACTCCATATGATATAAAAAAAAGGTTAGACTAAAATATTTTAGAACTACTTGTATTTAGTAAAATTGAAAAGTCACTCAAAAGTTATAATTATCATCATCAGAAGATCCATCTAATAACCAACCAACGGGCAACATTTCTTGTTCAATAGAGCGCATTCTATCTTCAAACATAATATCTCTCATATTTATGTCTGTTAATAATTTAAAATAAGGATCTGCTGTCAGCCATGCGAAAAGAACTAATGTCATAGTCAAATCGTCGTGATAACCTTCATCGGCTGCATAATATCCATTAGTTTCAATAAATGTTGATAATTCTTTTATAGTATCAATATCATTTATTAATAATTTATTTTCCTCTAAAAGGGTTTTTAGATTAGTACATCCGATTCTTTTAATTTTTCTGTCTGTTGTTACGCCCAAGTTGGATTTTGTGTTAGAAAATCCACTAGAAACACTTTGCCCCTTAGTGTTTCTAGTGATAAATAAAATATTCTCATACTCTAGTTCTGAATATAAAATATAACTAACCTGCTCAGAACTATTTATTTCTATAAGTACATAAGCATTATTGTATTCTGTTGCTACCTTATAAATCATATTCGGATACAATAATGGACTAATTCTATTACATTTATATTTAGCAACTAAAATATAAGGTGATGTTGTAATATCAATAATAGTAAAGGCGGAATAGTCGCCACCTACACCCTTTGCAGTATCTACAACCATAACATAATTGTGATTAGATATGGGTTTAATTGATACATCTAGTCCATCTTTAGAATATATAAATGGAGTAGCAGTTAATCTAGATAATGTATCTGAATGTATAAGTGTAGATGAAGACCCTAAAAAAGAACAGTTATGTGAAATCAAACCATCGGAAATATATAAATTACCATTGGCGACATTAATAGGATCATATACATCAAATACACCATTGGGAGTTATATCTAGTATTTTTTTATTAGATATATATTGCCCTATTATTAAATCTTTGGATTTAATTTTATTCAAACCATCTATAAAAATATGATCTGGTGTAGTTATAATAAAAGTATTATCGTAGAATGATATTTTTAAAGTATCTTTTTTATTTTGTATTATCCCATCAAATTCTTGAAATCCTGATGGTGTTAATATTTTATAATCTAGATATTTATAAGCTTCTGATATTGGTATTATTATAATCTGTTTACTGCTATCCATTAAAGTGATAGTAGTATCGCCACCAACACAAAGTATTTCTTGGTTAAATTTAAGCTCACCTAGGACCTGTTTTTGTTCATTAGCCCAAACTTCATCTCTACCAGGATGTTCCCAATAATTAACTGATACTGGTACAAATCCATTAATTCCATTTTCTGCCTCATTCCAATATTTCCAGAATAAATTATAGCCTAGTGGTGTAGAAGTGAGGACGACTTTCGTGGTTTTACCTGATGAAATAGTAGGATATGTAGAAGTGAAGAATTCTTCAGCGATATTATTTGGTATAATAGCAGCTTCATCTACATAAAGTAGATTGCAATTGTGACTTATTATTCCATTAGTGTAATAAGAATTAGTTTCTTGCACATCTTGTAAATCATACACTTGACGTATTCCAGAATTGGCAATATCTATTATCACGCTTCGTTGAAGTACATCTCCAATAGATAAAGTTTTTGCTTCTATCCATACATCATTTTGAAGAAACCTGTGGTTTAATGTACAAGTTATTTCTGCAATATCTAAAAATTTAATCGTTATAGTTTCTTGATGTCCCTGGTCTAAAATTGACTTAAAATTTTTAAAGCCCTTTTGTGTCAAAACTTGCATAGATGGTTTATAAATTAATTGATTGATGTTTATTTTATAGACATTAGTATCATCTCTTATACAAATTTCAGTATCACCAGAAACACAAGATTTCCCTCTAATCCCCGAAGCAGAAGTTGCGGCTGTAAAAACTTTTGAATTATTCTCTAATTCTATATCACCCTTATTCCATACCTTTACTCCCTGTTGTAACCAGTTGGGTAAATATTCAAACATTAATTGATATCTAGAAAGAATTTCCCTAGCAGCAGATGCCTTATTTGCCAATACAGCAACAGTTTTATTATCATTGAAAATAGAATAGTATAAAATATATGCAGCAACAGTTTGGGTATTATGGGATAAAATATTATTGGTATAATATGTATGATTTTCCGAATCTATTGATAGATCGTACATATTCTCAGTACAATTTTGATTTTCAACTAATATAACTTTTGAAATACCCATTTTAGTTCTTATTTCTACATCTAAAGAATCTATAGCAAATATTTCATTATAATCTTTATCAATAAGAATATGGGTATCCGCACATTCTATAAATAAGCTATTTTCTAATGTTATTTTATAAAGAGCATATTCAATAGTTTTATTAGATGAAATAATATCAACAAATCCTTCTTCAGATTCAATCTCCCAATCTGAAGAAGGATTTATCTCTATAAATTTACGTTCTATGTTGTCAGAAAGTTTATACATATATTCCATTAAAGTTTTCAGTGAATTCTTGGTGATTATATATTTAGTGTCTTTTAATATTGCATATATACTATTTAATACTTCTGTTTATCTAAAAATGATATTATTATAATTAATATAGGTATCTTTTTTTCAAATCTTTTGATGTATATTATTAATTACTGATGATTTTATGTAAACTTTCAGCAGTAATAGTTTTAATTTCGCCAGTAATTTTGTTTCTTATTGTCAAAAAGGTGTCATTTTTTAGGCACTTGCCAGACTGTCTAAAAGCCTTACAGATTACACGATTATTCATGTGCATTGCGTTAATAAATTTTATTTGATAATCAAACAATTTAAATGGTATTAGTCCATCATCCAAAGAAACAATTTTGCAATAATTATTGATAAAATAGATAGGATTATCTTTACATATTATATATTCTGCGATCTGTTCTTCAGTAAAATTTATTTTTACTTGGGATGATTTTAAATTTGAATTATTATTATAATATTCTGCCATAATTTACCTATAGTATTAATTAATAATTTATTTAGTGTATAAATATCAATATGACTAGATTTAGCGGTTGGATGTTTGTGATGTGGGTTTGTCTATAATGAAGAACAGCAATGCCGAATTGTTTATAAATGACATATTGACATTTCCTCAATATTGTGTTATAATTTATAGTATAAATATAGTATACATATTAGTAAGAATTAAAAAAGATAAACATAGCCCAATAATTACTGGAAGATGGGACCCCAGGCGCATGAGCAGGAACCTTCCCCTGCCAGGAGAGGATCGGTCTAATAATCATTCGTGAGAAGCATTATTAGATTGTACCCTTTGGATTGATACTCCATAAACTCTATCTCGCTTTTAAGAAAAGGCTGGCAACAGATAAGAGTCTAGTTATATAGACTAAAATACTTGCAGGTCAGGTGTTCTTATAGCAACTCTCCAATTTTTGTATCAGCCCCTCCCTGGTCCAGTTTAATATAAACCATCAACGGGGGACAGAAGATTTTGAATTTGCTTTACATAGCAATGCTTTTCTCTAGATGAATATAAAAAAACTCTTGTTGTGCGAACGAAGTGAGCTTACAACTTTATCCTCGTGTCAACGAGGATAACAAGGGTATCAATGGTTGCTAATGTAATCATACCAATGTAATAATTTATTAAACTAGAACCAATGATAATATTATATATCATTGGTTTCTTTTTACATTCGACCATTAGGTTTCTCTAGATGGATATAAAAAACCCTTGTTGTGCGAACGAAGTGAGCTTACAACTTTATCCTCGTGTCAACGAGGATAACAAGGGTATCAATGGTTGCTACTGAATCCTAAAGAATCCAGAATGTTGCCAGCCCCCACCCTACCCTTGGCATTAAATGTAAAATCAAGAGCATTGCTTTTTTTGATCTAAGATTCCTTAATATAATAATTTATTAAACTAGAAACAATGATAATATTATATCTTTGGTTTCTTTGGAAAAGTTGTACCAACTTTTATGGACTCATTACATTCGTCCATCAGGTTTCTATAGAACCTTTATTTAATCAAAAATAGCCCTTTTTATCCTTTTATTAATCAATAACTTATAAGCCAATAAATCCTTAAATGTTGTTTAAATTGCATTACTGGTGATAATGTATAGGTTAAAATAACAATATTGCAATAGAATTGCTTCTTTATTGTCATTTATTGATATAAGTGTATGTTTTTATTTAATAAAATCTATTATTTAACGGAAAATTTTGAGGCATTATTTGAGGTAAAGTATCGATTTTATTGGTGATTTTATTAGTGGATATAGCACCAAAAATATTAAGTTTCATGGTAAAATTAAAGGTGTGGATTATACTTCTTCGTTCGTTGAATGAGCCTTCGTAATCATCCTGGACCTGTAGATTATTTAAAATTACGGGTATGTCATTTATAATGCTCAGTTCTGGAATGACATTTATTGATAAAGTATAATCTGGAGTAAAGATTGGTAAAATCTGTTCTACAACGGATAAAGCATCTTCAGTTGTTTTAGTTAATAGATATAGTGATAAATCTACATTATAAGGTACTGGAGAAAACTGACTTTTAGCAACAGATGTAGCAGTATCTGCATAAGCAATTTTATTCATTTTATTTACTTTTCTTGACGCATCATATCCATATCCATTAATTTCAAATGACATTCTAGGCAAAGTGATTAATGTATTATTAGTAAGATTAGGATCGCTTTCTATTCGTGTAAGCCATTTTTCTTTTGCTGCATACGCGATTGGCACATTGACTATTTGTCCTATAGTACCATCAGTATTCATCCTTTGAATTTGTATATTAGAAAATAATGTTCCAAATGCGGCAATTGCTTTTCTAATAATACCATGATAATAAGTGGGTTGATTGAGCATTATATTTCACCGAATGGGTTTGTTTCTGAAAAGATAGTATGATTAGCTTCTGCTTTGAACTTATTATTATCACCAAAAGAGTCACTTTTTTCAACATCTGTATTGACATTAACATCAAAAGATTTCAAGGATTCGAATACATCAATATTAGCATCGCCAGTTTCGAGATGTTCGCTTCCATACTGAAACAATTCAACTTGTAATTTGTATACATAAAGTTTACCTAATTGATAAAACGGGTCTTGGTGTTGTACAAATTTAATTTCAAATAATCCATTAGATAATGGAAAATATATTAAATCACCTTCACATGGTCTATTTGGCAATGTTCCAGAATCATATCTACCGATCAATTGTTCCCATCGTCTTCTAGCTATAACTATTGTGGCTGACTGTTCAACCATTAGTCCAAATTTCTCTATAAATGAGCCTTGTCCAGCAAAATTATCTACATTTTCAAAATAGGTTTCTATTGCATAACGTGTTTTAAATTTAGATAAACTATCTTCGCCTAGGATATCGTCTTTTGCTACTAATGTTCGGGGGATGTAAAATATATCAACTCCATAAATTTGAATGGATTCAATAATAAGATCTTGATATAAATTTTGTTCTGATCTTGCACCATTTTGAAAATAACCATTAGTTGCCATTGTATTAACCGAAGAACATTTGTAGGGGGGAGTTTTTAGTCATCAGATCTTGTTCTAGTGCATTTATTTCACCGATAGCATCGTCATACATTCCAGCTCCATCTACGGAAACGCCACCAGGCAGTAGCATACCGTTAAATTTTGAAAGGTTGGTCCCCCATTGTTTTTTGATTAGGGCTGTAGTGTATTGTTTAAGCCACAGTTCATTCCAAACTTTTGTAAATTCTAATGGATCTAATGCTCTATATGCCTCTACGATGATATAAGAACCGATATTCACATCTACATCCCAATTTATATCTAAATATAATCTATTTTGCAACCTATTGAATCTAATCGTAGGTGTTCTATACAGTTCAAATTTTAATAAAGACAAATAACTCATAGCTGTATTATAATATATCATTGATATAGAAGATAAATCATGCAAATCATTTAATCTCATTTGATATTCTGCACTGAAAATGTTAATAGCAGAATTAACATTTTCAGATAATGATAGGATATTGGTTATACCGTAGACTAAATCTGGGACAGTGATATATTGCAGGTCATAAATCCCAAGAATACAAGGAATATTGTCCAAATTTGTCATTTCATTGGATTCCGATCCCAATATTGGCTCATTGGGTAAAAATGCACCTTTTACAGATTTTACTAGAAGCACATTTGCATTATTGACATTATCTCCGTATGGCCCCTCAGTGGCGACAATAGCAGTAGCGCCGGATAGACTACCAGTAACTATTTCATTTTGGATAAAGTTTGGTGCTGATGGGGTAGTAATATTTAGAATAGACGCAGTTATTAATTGTTTCATATGTATCTGTTCGTCGCCTTCAGAGTGATAAAGTCTCCAATATTCTAAAGCATCGTCAATCCTATCTTCTATCTGATCATCTTCTACATTTATTTGTAAAATCGGACTTCCAAGTGCCCGCATACAATAATCTATTAATCCTTGTCTACTATTTACTGCCATTTAATATTCCTCGTTTATGTTTTCCATCAGTTGAATATATTCTTCTTTATATTTTAATCCAGATTGATAAATTTATTCTTCTTTATTAATTTTTCCTAATTTATCAACAGCATAAAATTTATTTAGGGCTTGGTGTTTTCTAGTAAGTAATCATTCATATCTGGTTTAAATGTGGAGATTCATTTCCACTTGTAATATTTTTTATCATTTAAACACCCATTTGTATAAATTGATTTTTTTTATACAATAATCTATTAACCAATATTTATTGTATTTTTAGGTTATTGTTATTATTTATAGAAAAAAGATGTTGACTCCTGCCTCTAGATGAACGATAATTAGCCATACCTTGATACAGGGATGTTGGAAGAAAAGAAAAAAAGATGTTGACAACTTCTTAAATTACTGTAAAATTAACCCATACTTTAAAAAAACAACAAGAGATAAAAAATGTACAATTTAGAAATTAGTTTTGCAGGATTAGTAAAGAATAACAATGGGCTGTTCACATCTGTAAAACAGGCAGAGTTCTTACTATCAATGTGCGATAACAATGTTTTTATCACCACTGGAAGATTTGGAAAATCATACTTTATCCTTTTTTTATCATTGTGATAAAGATGGTATTGTATCAGTGACTAAAGATACTGAAAAGAAAAAAGATGTATTAACTTGGAAGCGTACCGCCGAAGGTGAATTGTCAATGGCTGACTTGGCTTACATTAAAAGGTTAAAATCGTCAATAAAAAAACATGAGAAAAGTATTCAAGAAAGAATTGAATCTAAATCTGATTATAAAGGAAAAGATATGATGGAATTATTTGAATCTTGCCAAGATAGTGATCTTATGAATATATCAGATGCTCAACAGAAATTAATTGAACTGGGTGCTGCATAGAAACCCATAGCCAAGGATGGCTTAAACTATACCTTCTTTCAAACAACTAGGAATTAATATCATGACTGACTTAAAAAAATCAAATAAAATAAAATTAGGCACCTACAATAATGAAGTTATTTATTTAACCAAACACACTTGGGATTGTGATTGGTATTGGGGAATGGGTTACGTAGGCAACAGAAACTGTCATTTTCATATTGACAGCTTAATAACTGGTGAATGTGAAGTTGATAAAATTTTCAGTGAAACCTAGATTACGCAAACCACATGGTGGGTTATTCGTGATTTATTCAAGCAAGCGTATTCGTTAAAGGTTGCGGCGGAAACTTATCGGTATGGTGCTCATCAAATATCAAAGCCTGGAATTACCGATATTCTAAAATGTCAATCTAAAGCTGATATTTTAAATGACGATTTAAAGATTTTACTAGATTCAATTTGGTTATATCTCAATAATGAATTTGATGCTACATTAATTCAATCATTAGTTGACAGCTATGATGTAACTGCATAGGATAAACTAGCCAAGGATGGATTAAACTATACCTTCTTTAAATCAAACGGGAATTAAAATGAAATATAAATTAACTGATACAACTAAAATAATTTCTGGTATTGTATTATACCAAATTGAAGCACTTAGTACGTTTGGTGATATAGTGATCGGTGACCGAGGTGGATGGTGTCTTTGATGCAGTACAAAGTGCACTAGCTAAGTTAAAAAGGCTTGACACCTAGTTAAGGGTGACATATAATTAACGCTTACCTTAACTCTTAAAGAGAAATATTATGACTAACATTGAACAAATTCAACAACCTTATGACTGGGAAAATGCCCCAGTTATATGTGAGTTAAATGGATCTAAATGGATTCTTGGGCCAGAAGCCGATGAAGAAGAACTGGACTGGGATGCTGCAATTGAATGGTGTACATCCGTTGGTGGAGAACTACCACCAAGAGAAGTGTTATTAATGTGCTATATGAATGAAGATATTAAAAAAGAATTTGCTGCGACCTGCTGCTGGTCTAGTACGGAGTTTACGGCTACCAGTGCTTGGTACCAGTTTTTCACCAATGGCAGCCAGAACTACGGCATTAAGGCTATTGCGACCTATGTTCGTGCGGTCAGGAGATTAGATATTTAAAAATTAACTTGATCCGATGAGGACTTTATAACCAATATAAACAACTTGAAGATTAAGAATAGTCGAAAGGCTCTAGACTTCAATATCTAGAGCCTTTTTTTTAATACAGTTATTTCATTTCTAGAACAGAAACTCTTGTTAATAATTCTTTATTAGAAGCTAGTAAAAACCCAATAAGAGCCGAATATTCAACAGATTTAACACCTTCATTATTAGTGTGAATCAATTCAGGCAAAATATCTTCTAGTTCTTGGGCAATAACGCCGTAAGATTTAGTTCCAGTTTTCTTCCATGTAAATTCTACTGGATTGATTTTAGAAATAATTTCCTCACTATTAGAAATTGTTTTGATATTATTTTTTAAAGTCTTATCTGAAGTAGAGGAAAAATTAGTAGCAGATACTGTACCAGAACTAGGGTTATACTGTAGATTAGTTGAGGATGTAGATACCGCAGTAACATTTCCTGTTGTAGATCCACCAAAATATAAATATCTGGTTGCATTTGATGTAGTATCATCAGATACTGTAATGATATTGGATTTTAAATTTAAAGTGGTTTGTGTGGCAGTACTGATGGGTTTTAATAAATCAGTAGTATTATCAACATTACCTAATCCCACCATTACTTTATCAATACCAGAAACAGTTCCAGTGAAAGTTGGAGAAGTCAATGGTGCTTTCAGCGTTTCAGTAGCAATTGCTCTAGTAGTTTCAATGCCTATGGCAGTATCTACTTCCGATTTAGTGTAAGTTATTATTTGTGCTGCTGCTGCATCCGCAGTTGTTTTTAAATTTAATAGGTTGTTGTCCATGTCAGTGAAAGATAGACGACCGCCTTTAGATGCTCTTGTTACTATTGTTGTAGTCATTTTTATGCTCCAAATAAGAGGTGGGTGGATAATTTTTAGTTATCCACCATGAAAAATTAAACGTATAAAGACTCAGAAAATGCTGCAATGGCAGCAGCAATAGCATTATCTACTTCAGTTTTAGTATAAGTGGTCTCTTTAGTTGCTAATAATGATTCAGCAGTTATTGCTCTAGATATTTCAGATGCTAAATTTGTAGTTAAAACACTTTCACTACCTGATGCTCTAGAAGTTTCAACAGCAATTGCCGCATTTCTTGAACTTATTTCAGTAGTAATAGCCGTAGATCTATTAGATATTTCAGAAGTTAAATTTGTAGTTAAAACATTTTCAGCAGTAGTTGCCCTAGAAGTTTCAACACCAATAGAAGAAGCGATATCTATATTAGTCATTGCATCTGTAATACCATACCCAATAAGTGTAGAGGGTTTTCCAATTATCACTGAAAAATTAGGTGTGGCAGAAGATATAGCAGTATCTACTTGGGATTTTGTATAAGTTGTTAATTGATCAGATTTTAAGGAATTTTGTAGATCTACATACGTTTTATCTGCTTTTAACAATAAAGAATTATTAACTTCAGAAGCATTTATTTTTAATGCTTCTGCCGCAGTTGCTCTAGTAATTTCATTAGAAACTATAGTAGATAAAGCAGAAAGGTTTGATGCAGTTGCAGTAGCAGATAATGCAGAAGATACAAATACTTCAGTAGCAAGGGCGAATTCTTGTCCTGTTTGTCCCGCAATCCATTTACCCAATGTTTCATCAAATATTAATCGCACTCTAGCCAAATCACCACGATCAACTTCAATACCGGCATATCTTAATGATACTCCAGAACCTATCTCTCCTTTATTTACAGTGATGATATTATCTTGAACTGTGAGATTTGCTGTACTAATAGCAGTAGTAGTTCCAGATACTGTTAAATTTCCAGCAACAGTTAATGACCCAGAAACACTTTGATTGCCTTGAATATTGATAGATGGTGAAGTAATTACAACTTGAGTGCCAGAAGATATTCTAGCCAATGATCCAGAACCTATTGCTTGAAAAACTACATCCGCATTTGTACCATTTGTTTGTATAGTAGTGGATGTTTGTGAATCAAGAATTAATTGACCAGTTCCAGTAGTTGCAATTCTCATTCCTTGATTATTATCTGCAGTGATTTGAATCGTATTAGCAGAAGAACCAATAACAGGTACACCATCAATATAAAGTGTATTAGCATCTAAATGTAATTCTTTGGTGTATATAGAATTAAATTTATCAGTTGGTGATCCAATATTAGAAATACCTGATATAGAAGGTAGAATATCACCAGCAATAGATAATCCTTTCACATAAAAATCTTTAGTTAAAGAGCCTGATGTTGATAGTATTGATAATTCATAGTCTACATATGATTTATCTGCTTTCAATACTAAAGAATTGGCAACATCAATTGAGTTTGCTTTCAACAAGTCTTGACTATCAACATATGTTTTATCTGATTTAATATCTAGTATCGTTTGTACAGGAATTGATACTGGTTTAGAAATATCTGATGTATTATCTACATTGCCTAATCCTACCATTACCTTATCAATACCAGAAACAGTTCCAGTGAAAGTTGGTGATGCAATAGGAGATTTAGTATTTACAATTATTAAAGCGTTTGATATATCTGTTGAATGGATAACATCTAATTGGGTTTCAGCAGCAATAGCACGATTTGATTCATTGGTTACAGCAGCAATTCTGTTTGCAGTTTCTATACCAATTGCGGAAGTAGTAGCAGATATAGAAGATCCATCTGTAATACCATAGCCAGATAATGTACTTGGTTTATTCTTTAATTCCGGAAATTGTATATTTAGAATATCTCTACCATCAATATTAATTCTACTTCCAGTTCCAATTAATTGCCAATATAATGTATTTGATGTTGGGATACTTTCATTTTCATATAATGCTTTATAGATATTGCCATTGTCATAAACGACATCATTTATCAAATAGCGAGTGCCATCAACAATAGTATGATTTATAGACCACTGTGCTGCAGTGATAGCAATAACTGGAGTATCTATTAAATCACTATAAGATCCAGTTTTAGCAACAGTTCCTAGGGAGGAATCTAACATTGTTATAGAATTTTCTAAAACGGATTCCGCCGTATTTGCTCTAGTAATTTCACTAGCAAGATCAGAAACAGCAGATGTAGATAATGCTGCAATAGAAGTAGATAATGAGCCTTCAGATGCTTGAAAAGCAGCAACCAATTCTGTTAAACTATTTAATGCTATTGGATCTGTATTACTAATGATATTATTAATTTTGGTATCTAATACTAAATCTGCAGAAGTTCTTGCAATACTTTCAGCAGTAACATTTGCCATAAAAGCAATATCATTATTATTGACAGAAAGAACTCCAGAATTATCTGTTAAACTAATATTGCCAATATTTAATTGTTGTGTGGCAGAAAGTGTGGTTGAATTAAGATACTGCAGAGAGAATAAAACTGCTGTACCAATCATAGCAGATGTAAATAAAATTCTGCATGAATTAGAATCAATAATTTCTAAATTAGCAATTATAAGGTGGTGATTTTCATCATATACGAAGTATGCAAAGTCGTTGGAATTAAAATTGTGGGTTATAACCCAAACGGTACTAGCAACCCCTTGTGTATGCAAATGAGATGCTTGTTTTACACCAATTGGCTGCCAAGAAAAAAATCCAGACCCATTGGCTATTTCTGTATATATGTATGGTACACCGTCTTTTACAACAATTGTTCTTGGGGATGGATTATCGGGGAAATCAGAAAAGTTTTTACTGAAACTTAAAGCCCCAGCTAATTCTAAATCACCCAAAACTTTAATATTTGACATGTATGTTTCCTTTAGTTATAGAATAGGTTTTGCTCCAACAAATATAACTTGTCCATTCAAGGCTCTATATATTATCATAACGAGATGGTATTGATGGGTAATAAATTCAATCCTATCTTCGTCACTAATATCAAGTCTCTGTTTAAATTTTTCTATATTTGCTTGAATTTTTTCTAGCCACCCATATATTTGTAAATTATGATTTGTAGACATTATTTACTCCTAGATAACGATTCTGCTTTTTCAAACAATTGTTTCATATAAATTATATCACTAGAATAATATGTTTTAACATTACTATCAAGGAAATCAGCATCCTTTGCATTTTCTTTTAATACATGTAAACATAATTCTATTTGTTCTAGAGAATCATTGAAGGTGGTTAATGTGTCTAACCAAATATTAGGCATTAGTTTCATAATATATCATCTTAGTTGTGATTAAAAAAAAGAGGGCGATTACTCACCCTCTAAATTACATCAAATTACAATATTAGATATTACCTAATGATTGTACAGCAACTTTGATGATTGAGGCCTCAGCCAAATATACTTTCAAAGTATTAGTATCAACTTCTTCTACAGAAACGATGTCATTTCTATAAGAACCATCAGCACGTTGAATTAACACAGTAAAAGTGACAAAGTTTGCAGCCAAGTTATGTGCAATAACATGAGTAGTAGCAGCAACACCTGCTTGGAATGTGAAGTTAGTAGCATTATAATCACTACGGATTGCAGTATCAGCAACAGCACGAGCAGCGGCTTCAGCACTAACAGCATTAGTCAATACCAATTCAGCAGCACGAGCAGTAGTTGCTTCAGTAGCAATAGCAGTAGTTAATACTAATTCAGCAGCAGTAGCGCGAGTTGCTTCAGCATCAATAGCAACTTGAAGTACACCATCTGCAGTAGTACGTGCAGTTGCTTCAGTAGCAACAATACCATCAGCATATACTTGAGCAGCAGTTTGAGCAGAATCAGATTTGCTAGTAGCATCATTAGATGCAGCAGCAGCAACAGCCAATTCAGCAGCAATTGCACGAGCAACTTCTTGAGATAAAGCCAAATCAGTAGCAACATCTTTAGCAACCAATTCATCAATAGCAGAAACAATTGTTGATTTAGAGATAGTAGTTAAATCAGCAAGATTACCGATTTTACCATTTACTTGGCCTTCAACAGTAGTTACACGACTATCTAATGCAGAATCGCCAGCAATTCTGTCAGCAACTTCAGTTGACAAATTAGTAGTTAAAACACCTTCAGCAGCAGTAGCACGAGTAACTTCAGCACTAACAGCGGCAGTTAAAACACCTTCAGCGGCACGAGCGGTGGTTGCTTCACTAGAAACAGCAGTAGTCAATACAACTTCGGCAGCACGAGCAGTAGTTGCTTCACTAGAAACAGCAGTAGTTAAAACACCTTCAGCAGCACGAGCAGTAGTTGCTTCTGCAATAATAGCAGCACTAAGATCGGCTTCAACGCTAGTTGCACGAGTAATTTCAGCATTTAATGCAGTAGTAGAAGCACCAGTCAAAGAAGCGATTGAAGCAAGAATGTCTGTATCTGCAGTGTTGAAATGTGACAACAATTCAGAAATACTATCAAGAGCAGCAGGATCAACATTGTTCAGTACATTGTCAATACGAACACCCAATGCAGATTCTGCACCAGTTGCACGAATAACTTCACCAGCAATAGACGCAGTTAACGCACCTTCAGCATTACGTGCAGTAGTGGCTTCAGCAGCAACAGCAGTAGTCAATACACCTTCGGCAGCAGTAGCACGAGCAAGTTCTGTACTAACAGCAGTAGTCAAAACACCTTCAGCATCAGTTGCACGAGTAACTTCAGCAGAAACAGCAGTAGTTAAAACACCTTCAGCAGCAGTAGCACGAGTAACTTCAGCAGAAACCGCAGCAGTTAAAACACCTTCAGCCGCACGAGCAGTTGATGCTTCACTAGAAACCGCCGCAGTCAGAACGCCTTCAGCAGCACGAGCAGTAGTTGCTTCAGTAGCAATAGCAGTGCTTAAAGAGGCTTCAACACCAGTTGCACGAGTTACTTCAGCAGACAATGCTTGTGAATTAGTAAGATCACCAGATACACGAGCAGCAGATTCTGAGGACAAATTGTTAGTAAGCAACAATTCAGCAGCAGTAGCACGAGCAACTTCAGCCAAAGTAGCATTAGTGCCAGCAGTTTCAGCAGCACGAGCAGTAGCGGCTTCATCCGAAATAGCATAAGACAAATCAGATTCTGCACTTTGAGCACGACTAACTTCAGTAGAAACAGCAGTAGTTAAAACGCCTTCAGCCGTAATAGCACGAGCAGTTTCAACGGTAACACGACCACCAAGATCACTATCACCAGCAATACGATCAAGAACTTCTTGAGCCAAGCCAGATTCTAGAGTAGTAGCACGAGTTTCTAAAACTGTGTCACGACCATCAAGTACTGCTTCGGCGGCTTGAGCACGGATAGTTTCTGTACCAACAGCAGTAGTTAAAGCACCTTCAGCAGCAATAGCACGAGCAGTTTCATCAGACAACAATCCTGTGACGACCACAACTTCAGCATCAACAACGGCTTTAGCAGCAGCAATTTGATTAGCAACTGTAGTAGCAAAATTTGCATCGCTACCGATAGCAGAAGCTAATTCTTTTAAAGTGTTGAGGAGATCAGGTGCAGCATCAACCAAGTCTGCAATTTTTTGATCTGAATAGGCTTCAGCAGATGCTAAAACATCAGAAAGATCTTGGGGAATAGCAAACGGATAAACAACAATAGCACCATTTGCATCTAAGGTTGAGAATTTTACTTTTTTATCAGTTGAGTTAAACCAAATTCTGCCTGGTTGAACTGGGATTGGATCAGAAGCCAAACGCTCTACATTTAAGTTTTCAATCCATGCATTATTTGCTAACGAAATACCGTGAAAAATTGGAAAATTAGACATTTATTACTCTCTATAGTGAATTGATATATTTGTTTATCATGATATATTTTTATTAATACTCAAGTTGTGTATTAATATTTAAAAAGCCACATTTACATAACCGGATGTGGCAGATGTAAAAAATATAGTGAATGAATTCAAATCCATTATTTTCACATTACAATATAATTTATTTCCATCCTTGGACATAATAGTTTCTACAAATTTAGTTGTATTCTTATTATGAGTTATAATCCATTCTAATGCTGGGGTGTCAAATATAAATTGAATAACCCCTGATGCAAATAAAGCAGGAACTTCTACAATTTGTGATGGAATTGTAACTTTATTTACAACAATAGAACCACCAAGTCCAAGTACTTTTGCTATAACTTTTGGAGGTCTATTGATTACTACTTTCATATAATAGTAACACCGGGTGTTACTATTAATTCACCCTCAACCACTCTTAATGTATAAGACGATGTTGGATTGTATAATACTATATCATATACATATGATCCAGGTGTTAATAAAGATGATTCTACAGCGGAATATTCTAAACTAATAGTCCCTGTAGGTGCATCAATTTCCGTGGTTTTAAAATTATAAGACTTTTTTGAACCATAACCCTTTCTAAATTGGGCATATACTTGAAAATCTGTAATATTAATCTCATTACCTAAATCATCTAATAATCCCATTTCTATTATATAATCACTTCCTTGATCTAGATATAGGTTAAATTTAAAAGCCATAATGTATATTCCTATTATTTATTGAATAATAGACTCATGTTTATTATTCTACTGTTTAATACTGATAGTATTTATACAATAATTTCGTCAAGAGTAGGCCATATAATTTCAAATGGAAACCCCTCTTGTGAAGGTACATCGGCTAATGCTTGTATATAAGTATCAATTATAGCAATATCGGTATGTGGTAAACCCATTCTTTCTAATCTTAACGCTTTATTTAATTCATTTTGTGCTAAGAAAATCCTAGCATTTCTTTCATTTCTAGCATTATATGATTGCAATTCTCTTTCTGATTCCCTTTTAGTCTTAAATTCATCTTCTGTCAACGAACCAATTACACCTAATATATCTAAATCCGCATCGTCATCACATGTGCCATAGAATAAAGGTTTATCTGTAGGCCATTCGGATTGATTCCACCAAAGAATTTTTAAACCTTTTATTTCTGGAAATGTTGGACCATTAGATAATGGTGCCATTTCTACTGGTAATTTTGTTATTGCATCTACATGTGTTACACAAATATACATATTTTAAATTCCTATAATTTTTGTTAAATTTTTATCAAATCTTACATTTAATAATGATTTGATATGAACTCTTTCTTTAAATTGATTACAATGAATTAACATTCCAAAGTAACTATTGACAACTTGTTTAAGATTATTACTATAGAGTTTACTATGTAAATTTTCAATAGTCGTCCTTCTTATATACTTACAAAATGGCTTTATTATATATCCAACAAAATTAATACCCATATCTACAGTATTTATTTCTAATTTATTTGGATGGAAATCTAATCCTAATTTATTGAAAGTGTATATTTCTATTTTTCGATAAATCCCTTCAAGGTCTTTTCCTGATTCACCCATTAATAAAATATCATCTACATATCGTATGTAATATTTTACCTTCAACTCATGCTTGATATATTGGTCTAATCCATTAAGATAAACATTGGCAAAGAATTGACTAGATAAATTCCCTATTGGCAATCCGAATCCTTTTTTAGCATTGAATAAACTTTTATGTTTTGGTACTTTATTTAATAATTCTTCATTACTTTTAATAAAACAATTTTTAGTTGGATCATTATGGAGAATTATCTTAGTTAAATTAAACCACCAAGGATCTGTAATTTTTTTGCTTAATATTTCTTCTAAAATATTCTTATTAATAGATACAAAAAAATTTGCTATATCAGCCTTAAGGAATGATGCCTGTTGTGTGTGATTTTTAGTTACTGATCTAATGTTTTTCTGAACTTTAATAGATGATTTTAATGTACCCTTTCCAGGAATACAGGCATAACTGTCATGGATGAAAGATTTATGAAATTGATCAGAATAACGATTATATAAAATATGGTGAACTATTCTGTCTCTAAAACTAGCAGCCCAAATTTCTCTCGCTTTTGGTTTAGTAACAACAAAACATATAGACATTCCTGGTTCATATGTATTATTGATTAAATCATAATATAAATCCATCACATTTCTATTAAGATGTTCTTCAAACTTTTGAACACTTAAAGTGTTTTTCTTACCCTTTCTACAATCAAAATACGCTTGAAATACTTCAGATTCGGTTAAATCACACAAGATATAATCTCCTGACTGCACGAACATAGTTCGCATTAGTCTTATTGTTGTTGCTCTGGTTGCCATTGTTGAAATTCTGGTTCCAAGCATTGGTAGCAGTAAACTCCGTACTAGACCAGTAATTGGTCGCAGTAACGCAAGACTTCACTCTCACACGACATATCAAAGAATACTCCATGATACGACTGGCTTTCGCCCTTTCGTTGACATTATCAACGGGTGAAGTCCGAGATTAATGGTTCTCTATTAAATGACTTATCACTCAACATTCTGCCCTCTTTGTGTTCCTATCCAACCCTGAACCTGCCTCCCAATTGAGTCAGTCAAGACTGCCAAATCTGAATATCCCTTTACATTAATAATATGTATATCTTTACATAATAAAAGTAACATTTCAACTACTTGTAATCTTTCAATAATCTGTAACAAATGTATCCTTTTATCGGTTACAGAATTGGCTTTGTATATAAACACTACCAATTCAATGACTTCATTGCGTATCTTATCACCTAAAGAATATTTAAAATCCTTTGGGAAATGTTTGGTCTTTTCTGTGACCAATTTAAGAAGTTCATATGTAGTCTTATAAACTGGAAGATGCTTATATTGTGCCATAATGTAGTATTCCTTTAAATAATTAAATGATTAAATAACTAATCTCCTGACTGCACGAACATAGATCGCAATAGTCTTATTGATGTAGCTCTGGTTGCCAAGGCGGAAATTCTGGTTCCAAGCATCGGTAGCAGTAAACTCCGTACTAGACCAGTAAGTGGTCGCAGTAAATGCTTCTGTTCCTGACACAGTTATGTATAAAGAAACTGCTGTTTGTGTTGGAGAGACAGCAGTATAAGCAGCACCCGATGGAATACTGTTAGCATTTGCCCCATATCCTGTACCATCTGAACCATATCCCCCTGCCGCTTTAATTCCTATATTATTTGTGGTGGTTGTGGGTTTAAATGCTCTATAAACAACTTCCAATTCATCTCTGGCTGGCAAATACCAATCAGAGAAACCACCAATACTTAAATTATGGCAATATGTAGCAGCAGGATACAAGGTAGATCCAGCATTAAACATTGCCAAAGTAGCAGCAGGGCCATTGGTTAAAGTTTGAACACCAGTAGGACCAGCGTCATTAGTAGTTTTCCACATTACTGAAGTAATTTCGCCCGATGCTTTAGGTGCTACAATGATATAATAACCAACACCAGCATCTGTAATCTTACCTGCATAATAGCCTCCACCATAAGATTGCCCAATAGTAGTTGGGCCAAAAGATGCAGCAGTAGTGAAAGAAGTTGGATTAGACCAGGAAGAATAAACCCCATTAGAGTCTTTATATCTAACTCTCCAATAATAAGGTGTAGATACAACAAGAGTTGCAGTGGGGATTATATAAGAAATACTAGTTCCAGTAATATCTCCAGTACTAATTAAAGTAGTAATGAAATTTATACTAGTAGATACTTGCCACTGGGAAGCACTCATGATATAACCTTTTGTATCTTGGAATGCATTCCCTGTAAGTGTTGGCGTTTGTCCTAATCCGCTTGTAGCATTTGTGGGACTAATATTTGTAGGGGTAGTGACTTGTGGAGTAATAATTTCATGAATTGATACTACTTGTCCGGTAGAAGTAGAGCCTAGTGAATCCACCATATTAACTGTAAATGTAATATCTTGTACAATAGCGGATGCTGGTGCAGAAAAGGTTATAATTTCCCCAGAAGTGATATTAGATGTTTTAGAAAAGGTAAAGGCTGGTGTGCCATTTGTGATAGAATATGTAAAGGTTGCCCCATTTGTAGCAACACCTCCAGTAAAACTGATATTGTATCCCGAAGTTAATTGGATGACTTCAGATGGTGCAGTTACTATAATAGTACCTGTTGGGGCGGCATGTGTGGTAGTATTAGTTGTATGTCCAACAGGCTGAGAATAATTACCAAAATTATCAACAGCGACAACTGATATAGAAAGTGCTTGACCTAAAGTAGCCGGGGCGGTAAAGGTTTTAGTTGCTGTATTATCGGTAGCAGATACGGAAGTAACATTACCATTCCAGTCTGTAATATTGAATGATGATATGGTACCATTAATAAGTGATGATACACCCACCATAGTAAATGTAAATGGTAGTGAAACCACTACAGTTGGTAATGTATAAGTGACTGATGCAATATTATATACAACGGGAGGTATCCAGGCTGGGGTAGAACCATCTGTAGTTAATAGTTTATTGGCATTTCCAGTTTGTGATGGTAATCCATTATTACTTGTGGATTGTTCTAATTTCCAGTTTTGGTTGGAACTACTATAAAGTAAAGAAATATAAGATCCAGTAATATTTAATAATAAAGATGTAGGGTTAAATTCTACAGATTTCCCATTACTTAAGACAGTAATATTATTAACACCAAAAGTGTTAGAAATATCTATAATGCCAATTTGATCCCCATCTGTAGGGTTAATAGGCAGAGTAATATTAAAAGGATTTAAGGTAGAATCTACTCTAACTAGATCATTAATATCAGCAGTATAATTTGAAGTTTTAATAGTAGTTGGTTTTAGTCTACCTATAGCAGAATCAGACCAAGTAGGAGTAGATGTACCAACAGAAGTCAACACTTGACCTGCAGTACCGGTAGAATTATTTAGTGAAATAGTCCCACCTACAATGAAATTTTTACTATCATCTATGACGGTTACACCGCCGATTTTTAAAGCCATTTTCGTTTCCTTTTTAAGTTAAACTAAGCGGTGAGGAATTCCTCATAACTATTTATATATTATTTCAATTCTAATTTTTTAATACGAATATCTTGATCTTTAATTGCTTCTACTAGAAATGCAATTAATTGAAGATATTTTACAGACTTAATACCTTCTTCT